TTCGTGAATTAATTTAACTTGAAATTGCAAAACAACGCCCGTTAAATTTTGATCTAAGAAATTAAAAACATCATTTAAAGAAACTTCGAAAACTTCGGAAACTTCGGGATGAGAAATTAAATTAGTAATAAATTGATAAGCAATTAAACGTCGCGTTTCAATTATTTCGTTATGCTGGTCCTGTGTGAATTCAGGTTGCGACTTATCGCAAAATAAAATAATAGGCGAATACTGTTCGTTAATTTGTGCATACTTTGAAACCCGAAGAAATTTAAAATCTATCGGTTGATCCATAAATACACAAGGCAAAGAAACATTATCGGCTTGAACGTTTTGAAGCCACTTCGGACCCGAATAAAATAAGCCCGCGCCCATTATCGGGTTTGAACAACTTTTTAAAATTTCAACTATTCGCATAATTTTTATTTTTGGTGTTTTCTTTCGTGTTCTTGCATTATTAACTTTTCGTATCGCTGGTTAAATTTCCGAAGCTCTGAGCGCATTTTAAAAGTTAAATTAACTTCATACATCGATAAATCCATTACCGCGCTAAACCTTAACGGGTCCCCTTCTGCGAGCGAATAAATCGTGCCGAACTTACCAAACTTTTCCAAGTCTTTAATTCCAGCGCGGGTTTCGAGTTCTGAGTATCCTTCATTGCTTCCCGTTGTTTTTGAACTGAAAGCTGCAATTTGTTCAAAAAAAAAGCGGAAACAGGATAAGCAATAAATACAGGCATATTCATTACTTCATTGTTTGCAATGTTTTCAATATCCTTTCGAGCTTCAATTTCACGATCGCGAAATTTTCCTTTGTAAATCATCGAAGCAAGCATCAAAGGAATTTTTTCACAAAAGTTGGTGGATTCGTTTGAAATTGTTTTTTCGAAAATCTCCATACATCCGTAATTCATTAACCCCGGATCGATTGAAGTTTTATAAACATTTTCGCCGCACTTAAATTCTTTCGGGGTTAACCATTCGTCCTTATCTAATTTCGTTTGCAAAATAAAATTGTAAGCGGGTGCCGCAATCTTTGTTATTACCTCGAAAGGATAATCTAACAATTCAGATTTATCAAGCGTTGAAACAATCGAAGCAAGCGTTACTAAATCTTTTTCGTCCCCGTTAGCCCATTGCAGCAAATCGATTGTTTGCCCTACGGTTAAATCCTCCCAACTGCCAGCTATTAAAATAGTTTTTCCGTTAATTTCAAAAGGTAAATTCATAAATTTTTATTATCGTTTTCCGGGTGTTGTAATTATTGATTCTTTTGTTTTTTTTCCAACTAAACCAACAACCCCGTAGCGAATCGCATCTAAAGCGTGATTGAATCGGTCTACGGGTTTATTAATTGTTTTGCCTTGTTTATCTATTTGCCAAATGTAATTCTTTATTTCTTTTTGAATGTTCGGGCTTCGAACTAAAAAAACGGGGTATTGTTTTATTTTTTGAATTCCCTGAATAATACTATCGGGACCTTTAACAGTCGATTGAATATTGAACCCGCTTGTTAGTATTTCCCGAATAGATTTCGGTTCGGCTGAATCGGCAAAAATTGTATCGTTTCTTTTTATATTCGCTTCGCTCATTCGCTTGCAAATTTCGGGGTTCGTTAATCCGTAATCATAAATTAATTCCTGAATATAAATTGCGCCCTCTGAAAGTCGAATGTGAACTAATGCGCTGGGATCGTTCGTGAAACCGAAGTCAAGCCCGTAACATTCCATTTTAAAGTTTTCGGGCATTACGTCCACGGATTGCCAATTTTCGAAAACCTTTCCACGTTTACCACCGCCCCAAAATCCGAAAACATCGGAACGCGCCGCTTCGGGATCGTCCTTAATCATTCGCTCCAAAACTCGAATGTAATCGGGGTGCAAGTTTTTAAAATTATCTTTGTAGGTGGCGTGAATTAAAAGCGTGTCTTCGGGCCTAACTTTATCGTGAAATTCAGACTTTAAAAAACAATCTTCGTTATCCGTGTTATAAGTAAAAATTATTTCGAGTTCCGCGCCTTTTACCGAACGCAAACTTTTATCCAATTTATCGAAATCGTCCTTGCTTACTTCGTCCGCTTCTTCGATCCAAACAAACGTTGCTTCGGTTATCGATTTCATTTTAGCGGTTGAATTTCCCGAAGCCGCCCGAAAACCTTTTGCAAATATTCGATTTCCCGTTTTCAAATGGGTAATTTGCATCGTGTTTTCAAGTATATGGAAATCGCTTTGCAGTTCTTTTTCTTCGATTATATCAATTATCTGTTGGAAAGAGCTTCCTCTAATATCCGCAAAATGTTGGCGGGCTAAAATGCCTCTGAAATATTCGGGGCTGTATAGCTTTGTTATTGCGTACTGAGCAACCTCAAATGACCTTCCAGCCCCGCGACCGCCGAAAAGGTGCTTATATCGTTTCTTTGCCCTATACAAATCGACGTAAGCGGAATTAACGTTCAGGGCTTTCATTCATGTTTTGAAATATAACGCGTAATGGTTCGCCGTCCTTCCCGGTGTGTTCAAAACTTTGAATTGCTTTCCCGTGTGCGGAATCCATTAACTCTTTAAACGCGGCGGTGTCCCCTTCGCGCGCTTTTTTAATTTGAGCTAAAGTAATTATATCTTGTTGCTCTAATTTTTCAGTTACGCCCGTTATCGGGTTTTTTATTTCCTGTTCGACTTCCAGCCATTCGCGAACGATTGTACTTCGGTTTCGCGTTCCTTTCGGGCGCCCGTTTGGGTTTCCTGATTCGCCTTTTGTAAATGGGTTTAGTGTACCCCCGTTTCTACCTTCCATAACTCTGTTTTTACATTGTTACTCCGTTACGTTTAATTATTATTTCGGGTTCTAATTTTCGCATTCTTTGAATAATTACTTCGCAATATTTCGGGTCTAATTCCATACCGTAACATTTGCGTTTAAGTTGGTGGCTTGCAACCATAGTCGAACCAGAACCGCAAAAAGGTTCTAATATAAGTCTATTTTCAGTATTTATATTTAACGCCTTTACAACTAATTCAACAGGAAAACAAGCTTTGTGATTTTCTATTGAACTATTATTGTTTGAAATCTCCCAATAATTTTGTATTGTTTCAGATTCTTTATTAATGTGGATTTTATTACCCTTTGTTGTGTATAAAAATATAAATTCAATTATTCTTGTAAATCCATATTTAACAGGCATTGCAGAACTTTTTTTCCAGATAATTGTTTCTTGTAAATAATCTTTAAATTGATATGTATTTTCAATCCATTCACTTCTTGAATTTGCATTGTATCCTATATTCCAAAATATCCAACCGTCAGTGTTTAATATGCAATTATTTAAAACAGAACTTAAAAATTCAACAAATTGTTTTGATGATTTATTATCCGTTTCGTTATTTTCGTAAAAAGGTGTTGATTTTACTTTACCTTTTTCATAACTAATCATATTCATATTTGCGTTGTACGGCGGGCTTGTAAATACCATATCTGCTTTTTTACCGTCCATTAATTTAGCAACCGAATCCGAATCAGTTGAATCCCCGCACATTAAACGGTGTTCGCCTATTTCGAACAAATCGCCCAAAACAATATCGGTTTCAATTCCATTTTCAGGAACTTCGAAATCGTCCTCAACTGCTTCTAAATTATTTATTTCTATTTCGGGCAAATCTAAACCCCAAGTTTCAAGTTCTTCGGCGTTCCAATTTTGCGCTAAATCCTGAAAATCCCATTCCCCAAAACCGATATTGTCTTTTATAATAAATTCACGTTGCTGGGCTTCGGTTAGATCGCTTGCCATTATAACGGGAATTTCTTTTAGTTTGGCTTCTTTGCACGCTTTTAAACGCATATTTCCTCCAAGAACTATATTATCCTCGTTAATAACAATTGGACGTATTTTAAGCATTTCGGGAAATTCCTTAATTGAATTAACGAGCTTTAAAAATTTATCGTCTTTTATTATTCGGGGGTTGTTTGGGTTCGGTTTAATATCCGAAATTTTATAAAGTTTAGTTTCGATCATTGAACAAAGTTAAATAAAAAAAGCCGAACGAATTAACGTCCGACTTTTCGAAACTAAGTGAAACCCCTTTCACTAATTACCCAAAACCGCAAACAAATATAATTAATTTTCTATTGCTGCGCGGTTTAAATAATTTTCTTCGGGGAAAACTTCTATTTGTACTTCGCAATAGTCGAAGTTAATTAATTCGCTATCAGGGTTTCCGTTACAAAAAAAGTAATTTATTTCAATGTGTATTCTGTCCGATATTTTTTTGAATTCCTGATCTGAGTTAAAAAGGAAATCAATTCCGAGTTTATTAAATGCGAGTGCTTTAATTCCAATATCGATTTTATCTTCATTGAATAAATCCGTTAGGTTACAATTCCAATTTTGGAGCTGCTGGATAAGCTCAACCTTCGTGA